CAACGATTGGCGTCCTCTGTGGTAAGATAGCTGTTCGGCCCCCATTCGGGAGTAGACGTTCCGTTGAAAGTGATTGTTCCAGAAAAAATCATTTTGGTGTCATCGCCATAGTAGGCGCTGCCATGTGCAATGTCGATGTAGTCGTTTGCTACGACCCAGGATGGCTCGACAGAGGGCGGGTAGAAGTTGTTGGCAGCGGCGAAATAGAGCTGGTATTCGACGCCCTTTTCCAGCGCGATGCTGCCCATGTCCAGCACTACATCGTTGTAGCCGCGGACAAGGTCGATGGACTTGTCTGCCAGGGCGGTCGTGGTGCCGTACTTGCGCAGGACGGTGCGCATTTTGCCCGGCATATAGCCCTTGACGCGGAATTCCAGCGAGCGGAGCAGCAGGCCCGCTTTCTTAGCAGTCAATGGCATGAAGAACTCGGACTTAGCGGGATAAGTGTCCCACGCGGGGATTTCTCCGGAAGTATTGAGCGCCGTAACGACTGAAATCGGGTCGATAGGAAGTTTCACTCCGACAATGTCAGCAAGCTCTTTCATGCCCTGTTCGATTCTTGCATAGTCAGTGTAACTGAGCGCACCTTTCATACCGGAGGCCCATTCTCGCTGTTCCTCCTCTGTCCATGTGCCACTTCTTGCCTTTGCGGTCAGTTCTTTTACCCGGTCTACATCTGCCTGCGTCCGGTCAGTAATCCACTTTGCCATACAATCACCTCTTAAAAAATCAGTTTGCCGTCAGCGTCAATGGAAAGAGACTTTGGGACGGTAAATGCGGGGTGAACGACATTGTCATATTTACGAGGACCCTCGTCATTCGTAGCGTAAGAAATCGTCTCTGCGTTAGTATTCACTTGTAACATAGAATCATACACAGCGTATGCGTCTACAAGTTTGCTGACCAACAGAGGTCGCCAGTACTTGTTGGCACTTGAGCTTGTGCCAGCAATATCATAGAGCATCTGAAGCGAGTACAGGTAGGGAGTTCTTGTCCAGATGGAACGCCCTCTCTCAGAACCTTCTATGTCGGAGGCAAGCATTGCTTTCAGGATTTTGGATGCATTCTGCAATGGAGTGCCTTCGTTGTGCTTATAACTTGGGCTGCTAGTCGTCCAATTCGGGGCATCAGAACCTTCCGTGTCGTATCCAAACTCATGGTTGGAAAGAAGGAAAACACTTTCGGCCATCGTGGATACCCTGCTGCTACCAGAGCTACAGTAAGAATCGGAAAAGCCCGGGGTGTAGTAAATGGTTGTCTTGTTGATAGCTTGCTTTTGAGCGTAACTGAACGAGTTGAAGTAGTCGTTGTTGAGCCAGCTGCTTACGCTGCTACTGGCGTAAGTAGACCATGTAGAATCCCAAGCCATGATAGCCGCGTAGTGTTTTCGAACCAGAAGAGTTCGTCCGGCTCCGTTCAGCTTGCTTTCGTAGTCGTGCTTCGCAACGATGAACTCCGCCACGTTGCCGCCCTCGTCCATAAGAACGGTTTCGCCCTCTGCAACATCAAACAGGTTGTACGATGTTGTAATGAAAGAACATTTCGCGGAGACGTTGCCCACAAAAGCAGTGACAACAGCCTTGCCCGGGGAGTTCCACTTGACTTGACAAGTGGATTTTCCCTGTGCGTTTGTCAGAACATGAAGGGAGACAATTCCTTCGGGAGAAGCTGCCCAGTTGATTTTAGGAGAATCAATGGTAGCGGGGGATAGGGTAGCGGAAAGAACAACGGAATCACCCCAGTCAAGCTGTTCGCTGACATGGTCAAGAGACAAAGCCTGAGCATCTGCCATCATGTACCCCTCTACAGTACCTTTGAAGCACCCATTGAAGGTGTATTTTGCATTAGTCACCAGCAAAACAGCGTCGTAATTGAACTGATGGTGAATCTTTACCATATCAAGAGCGTCAACGATAGGGCTTGCCCGATAAGTAAGAGAAGCCTTGCGGCGATTAGAAAGGACTCCATAAGACTCCGTAAGGGCATTTCTGGATTTTGCAAGGATGTCCTTTGTGAGCATAACATTGCTCAGAGTCTGACTCACGCCTTTGCCCGAAGGGTTTTCGGGATAAGCGTAGGTAACGCCACCTGCGGTGGTCACTACATTGAGCATATTTTGAGCAAAGGTGATTTCCGGCCAAGAATAATTGTTCAGCACCGGAATATCCAATACCGAGTCAGAGGCGACAGAACCGTACACACGGTTAATCTTTATTACGCCATCGCGAGTCTGGTACAGAGCCATTCCGGCCGCATTGGCCGCAAGCTGCAAAATATCGGAATTGTGATAAGCAGACCCATCGCTCGTGATGTCAGTGGAGTAGTCTTTCAGTTCATCAGAGATTTCCGCTGTGATTCCATCTGCTTCGAGCTGCTCCAGTGCATCATAGCACATCTCATAGAGCGTGCCGTATTTTCTTCCGGTGTACTTCGTGCTGGACAGATATAGGAAAGCGTCTCGCGCCTGAAAGGACGCTTCAATGCTGTTGGCGGGGACGCTCCACTCTGACAGGAAGAACATTCCTCCGCTCACCCATTCGGTCTTCCCGTCAACATCCATTCCATAACGAACAGTGACAGGTTGGCGCTCATAGATGTACTTGTAAATCCCTTGAGGGTTCACAGAGTCCCATGTACGGTCGCTGTTATCGAGGCTAAAGGAAATCGACTCCTGAGAAAGCTGACCGGAGATAGGGTCTCTTGCGGAAGAATGGCTGTAGGACAAGATTTTGGTCTTGTCAAACACCAGATACCTTCCGATTTTCACTTGCTCGACCCTTACTCGGCGGTTAGGGAGACACCACTTCAGCACCTCAATCTCTACGGCATCAAACCCAGAAAGCTCTACATCAACATCAGAACGGACGGATTTGTTTCCGTTTACGGTCACAGTTTTTAACCTGTTAGTCCCAAGATATGCGCTGACCGAAAAATCTGTAGCGTATTCTTCAAATACCGTAGACCAGCAAATTGAAACGCCGGGAATCGAGGACTTGCTCTCACTCGGAAGCTCAAGCCGGATAACAGGATGGTTTGAATCGTCAAAAATCTTGGCGCTCAAAAAACCAGTAGTTCCATACGGAGGGGAAGAAGGAACAATGGCGCAACTTCCGTCAAGAACAGTGAGATTAAGCTCTCCTGTGGAATACCTCGAAATGGAAGCGTTATTGGAAAGCGAAATACTGTGAAAGGTGGAGAACGGGGCTGCCGATGACGTGACGATGGTAGCTTTTTTGTTGATACCCGGCTCAGTGATTCCACAGGTAATCTCTACAAAAGATTCCGGGACGAGGGTTTCGTTAAATTTTTCTTTCCACTTATCGGAGACTTCAACCATGTGTCATACCTCCACAAGAGAAAGTTTGCACCCTGTCCATCCCATCACGCCACCGGTCTTCGGCCCTCTACGCCACATGCCGCCGGTGCGGTCGGAGACATACATCTGACGGGTGGTATAACCGGCTGTGGCTTGGTTATAGAATTTAACAGTGCAGTAAAAATTCGTGGTAAAAAGGCTCAAGATGTCGGCCCACTGCCGCGCGGTGAGGTAGTTCCATGACATGGAGACCTTTGCTACATCATGCCGAACGACAGAACCAACAACTTTGCCCTGAACATTTCGGCCAGAGTCCACGATAGTGCTAGTCGTTCCCTCATAAGAGGAGGGTTCCGGTAGCTCTACGCCATTCACCGTAACCAGTGCAGGAATATTGGCCATCTGAACCATCCTTTCTTAATAGGAATAAACTTCAGTACCCATAATAGACACACCACGTTCTTTCTGGGTCTTTTCAACAGAAGCGGTGAGCTGCTTGCCGTCAAGGTACACTCTTATATCTCTTCCATCAGAGATTTCCTCTCCATACCGTTGCCAGATGTTGAGGAATGCGTTGTAGCAGCCGTTGTACACAGCATCTCTCATCTCTTCGGAGTTCCCACTTGCGGCAGAATAGGTGCCACTATAGGAAGAGCTGGATGTCGAGGAATTGTAGCTAGAGCTTCCAACATACTGAGATGTATCGCTGTAACTACCGGTAGAATGGCTACCGCCAAGTTTCGATACGATTCCAGCGATTGCAATACCAAGGGTAGCGGCAGCAGCAAGGGCTACGGTTCCAGCGGGAATGCCAAAAATCGTAGCGCTAAGGGCGGCACCCACAGCAGAAAGCATTCCCGCCACTGCGGTTCCGATAGTGCTTACCAGCCCGGCAAACCCAGCGAAAATTGTCGGGAAAGAACTGAGCAAGCCGCCAGACAGCGCAGCGCTGATTGCTTTAGCAGCCGTTGCGAGAGGAGACTTCACGTTTCCGAAAGCCTGCGTAATACCAGAAAGCATCGTCTGAGTTTCAGAGGAAACCTTTCCGAAGTTCTGAGTCAGTGCGCTTACCAGATTTTTGCCAATGGTAGCGGCTGTATTCAGCAAAGAAGAAGCTTGGCTTTTCAGTTCTTTGCTCAGTCTGCCAAGCAAATCGCTTGCAACGGACTTGACGCGTTTACGCTGCTCATCGCCCATAGCGCCCCAAATGCTAGCGGCAATGGTAGTGCCAACTGTTTTCCAATCGCCACTTTGCGCAGCCTGAATGAAAGTTTGCACCGTACCGAAGAAGTCGGTCTTGAGGTTGTTATCGAGTTCGGCCCACTTAGAGTCTAGCCCGGAAATGATGCCGTTGACGTAGCTTGTGCCGCAGTCAATGCCATAGTTCGCCATTTCTTCGCCCTTGAGCTTGGTGGCGTCTACGAGTTTATTCATAGCATCGTTGACATAACCGAGAGCGCCGGTTATGCCGTTCGCAAGGCCTTGAACAATATAGCTACCATAATCAAAGAACACCTTAGAAGGAGAGTTGATGTCCAAATCGCCAGTGAACTTGTCAAGAATAGCTTTTGCCAGACCACCAACTGTTTTCTTAGCGGTTTCAATGCCTTGATTGATGCCTTTAATAAGACCGTCCACGATATTTTTTCCGATACTCAAAAGGCTGAAATTATCAAACGTGCTTTTAATTGCAGAAAGAATTTTCTTAGTGGTTTCGGTTACACTAGAAATAGCGTCCGTAATGCCTTTTTCCAATCCTGCGATAATGTAGCCGCCTTGTTCGGCCATTACGGTGGATGGGGAATTGATTCCAAAGGCAGACTTAAAGCCATTGATAAACGGATTGAACACGTTTTCGACAATCCAAGAAGCAACATTCGTGATTGCGTCTTGAATGCCGTAATAAATACCGTAGACGATATTCAGGCCAACATTATCGAACGGCCCCTCTGCCACTTTCTTTTCAAAATAATCGGCAATTCGGGAAACCAGACCACCCATGAAATCGAGCGCTTCAATAAACGCTTCGCCAAAGAAACGACCGATAGCTTGAGCTAGCCCGGCCCAATCTACGGAAGTAACGGCTCTAATAGCAAAGTCAACGAGGTCTTGACCGAGCTGGTAAGAGTCTGTGCCAGCCAAGAAATCAGAAACAGCGTTAATGCTATCAGTGATAAAGTTAAAAAGAACTCTTGCAAGCTTTTCAATATCAACATTTTGAAGAGCATCGGAAAGCTTATCAGTTAATTGCTTCCCAACGCCAATCCAATCTACTGTTGCTATCCAATCTGAAAGTTCGTGAAAAAATCCAGAAAAGCCATCAATAAAGGCGTTAAGCATAGATGTCCAGTCAAGCTGAGACAGAAAACCGCCAAGAAGCTCAAACTCAATGATGAATTTGTCCGCAAGCAATCGGCCAAACAAGTCCCAGTCTACAGAATCTACAAGTCCGTTAACGCCATCTGCAAAAAACGCTCCAAGCGAGGCCCAATCAATGGAATGGATGGCATCATAAATCATGCCCATAAGTTTATTTAGTTGTTCACCGATTTGGGTTCCGATTTGGAAAGAATTAAGAGATTTTAACTTCTCCTTAATTTCGTCAACAGCACTTCCGGCATAATCTTTGAACATATCATACTGAGAGAGGTCAACATCACCAAGTAAATTACCAGTAGCACCGCCGCTGCCGGAGCCGGAAGAACCGGAGTTTTGCGAAGGGTCAATGATGTTTAGTTCATCAAAACCCATCGTGTAATCTTTAGCCGCTTTCGCTGCTGCTTTCGTAGCATCGGCAGTGTCATCCATAGCATCGGTCACGCCACCAATATCTTTTTGTGTTTTGCTAAAATCGGTAAATTCAATTTTCTGCCCAAACACAGATGCAAGCGAAACAACAAATTCTTTGATAAGGTCAACTGCTGCAATCAGAACAGGGAGAATTGCCTTAAATGCAGGATAAAGAAGCTGGCCAACAGCCTTTGCAAGCTGCGAAATTTCAGACTTCAAGATACGTACCATATTGGCAGGGCTACTAATGGTCTGTGCAAGGTTGCCTTGAATGTTCGCAGTCTGCTTCATAATGGCAATGTAACGCAGAACTGCCTTATCTGCCTGAGACAGACTAGAAACCTGTTTGTTAAAGCCCAAAGCAAGAAGTTCTTGCTGTAACCGCGCCTGAGACAGGTCAACGCCTAAGCGTCTAATAGGCTCAAGTTCTCCAGAGATAGCAGAAGCAATCGCGGTAAAGGTAGTAGCAGTATCTTTATTCCAATAGGACGATTCATCATAAGCAAGCTGCGTCAAGTTTTTGGAAAGAATGTACGCTTTATCGCTTGCCAAGCCGAACGAAGTAGCAAGACTTTGAATTGTTGCAATGTTTGTCATCGCTTCTGTAGGGTCGATTCCAAGCAGAGACTCCATTTTATTGATAAGTTCAGTTGCTTGGACGCTTAACTCGCCCATTGCGTTGTTGAACAAGTCTGTCGCTTCGTAGAAATCATTAAACTTTGCAACAGCGTTAGCAAGGTAAGTGGCAATAGCTTTCAGAGAAACTAGCTGTGCTGCACGTTTTTTGATGGTTTCTAACTGGCTTGCCAAGCTCGAAAGACTAGTACTTGCTTTCCAGTTTGCCGAAGAAAAGCGGGTTGTCGAATTGATAGCGCTTTTAATTTTAGACGGAAGCGAAGAGAAAGAACGGCCCGCCTTGTCCAGCTTGGAAGCGAGCGGAGAAATAGCGGATGCCACTTTCTTACAAACTTCAGCAAAATCATCAAGCGTTTTAGAGTCCAGCTTCTTTGTGATGCTTGGGATTTTAGCAATGGAATTGATTGCACTGCTTACGCCACGCAAACTCTTAATGGAAGAATCGCTAATAGAAGAAATAGGGGAAAGGCCGTTCTTCAAGCTGTTCATCTTATTGCCAAGTCCGGAAAAATCCATGTTTCCAAGATTGACGGACGAAATTTTGTTCAAAGCATTAGCAACAGAGCGGATGCCTTTTGCGCTTTGAGTAAGGTCTACATTAGCAAGACCGTTCATAAAAGACGTGATTTTGCCAAGACCGTCCAGCCCAGTAGATGCGGATTTAAGAGCGGAAATAGAAGCAGATAACTTATCAAGACTACTGCAAACCTTTGCCACGTTGCCTTTCGTCCTCAAATTAGAAATGGCGGTAGCGAGCTTGTCGATATTAAGCTCTGCACCCTGCGATTCCGCAGAAATCTCTACGGATAAGCTCGTAATATCAACATCAGCCATCACTACCACCATCACTTTCCATCATAGAGAACATCATTCTCTTGATTCGCTCCTGCGCCTCAACTGCGCGTTGGTATTCATACTCGTCTTTCTCCTTTTGGGTAAGGGGAATCGGTCTATCCATGTACTTGATGGGGCTAGACCCTTTCTTTCGGAACATATTGCCAACCGTAGAGGAAAGCGCAGATGCCATGTAAAAGCCATTTCTCCACGCTTCTGCGTTGGCTCTGCGTTCCCGCAGCTCCTCTGCGTCACGGTAGACCTTCGCTAGCCAGACATCGCCGTACCAGAACTGGTCGTAGGTCATGCCAATGGAGATGTAATAGGCTTCTACATCGTGGAACAGCTTGGAGAAGGAGAATAGCTCCCCCTCTCCGTTTGCCTCCTGAGATTGTGCGGTTACACAATCTCCCACGTTGCGTTTTTTGCGGTCTTGTCCTCAGTGTCAGTTGCCAGCAGGGACTTGGAAGCGTCCATGAACATCTCAAGCAGAACGCCCATCAGGTCTTCCTTATCCTCGATGTGCTGGAACATCTCATCCACGACCTTGCGCTTAATACCCTTGTTCCGCGCGATGAAAGCGCCGTAGAACAGAGCACGGGAGTTTGACAGCAGATTGGTCATCTGGGTGTACTGGCCAATCTGAAAGCCTGCGCGTTCGGTGGCTTCCACGCTGTCACGGGTGAAAGTCAGCTCGTAAGTGTTCTTGCCATCGGGGGAATGAAAATTGATAACCTTAGCAGCCATAATAAATGCTCTCCTTTATAAATAGGGGCAGAACCAAATCAGTTGTTCAGTTCTGCCCGGTTTGATTGATTCGATTTTTGCGGTTTAGCCGCCGTTGACAGTCAGGGCCTCGCTGAACTCAGGCTTCTTGGTGAAGATGCAGTTGATGGTCATTTCCACAACCTCGTCCACGCCAAAGCCGGACAAGCCAACCTGATGCATACCCTGCCAAGTGAAGCCAGAGCCGTCCTGCATCTTCAGGGCGTAATACTTCACGGTGTTGCTCTCGGAAGTCTCATCGTAGCCAGCTTCCTTGACCTTCTTGTAGTCAGTCTTGTTGTAGTTGGCAGTGAAAGACTTGGTATCGCTCTGGATGATGCCAAAGATGTTGACCTGCATGGGGTCAGACAGAGTGGTGGCATCCAGAAGGTTCGGCTCAGAGATCAGGTCGGGCACATCCTTAATGTCGCACAGCTTCGTCAGAGCGGTTGCGCTGTCGCCACAATACAGGGTGGTATTCAGACCGGAGATAGCAGTACTCATAGAATGTTTACCTCCTTAGTTTCGGTAAATCATTCCGTCCTCTCCGATTGTTGCCCCATAGCTGCAATCAATCCGATAGACGGAATTGTTGTACAGCCCATTCAACGGGGCAAACGATTTGCGATAAAATTTCATTGGTTCGAGAATGGAATCCACGATGCCAACGATGGAACGTGCTTCTGCAATGCGCCCGGTGTCCTTATTGGAGTAGACCCGCACACGCAGGGAAACGGCAGCGTACTTGCTGTGACCAGCAGAATCAATGTGCACAGGAAGATTGTTGTTTTCCTCTATCTGCACACACGGAAACTTCTTGACATTGCTGTCATTGATTTCACCAGTAACGAAGATGCCAGGAACTTGCTTTCGCAGCTCCTTAGCAACAACCGTGAAGATAGAATTGAAATAATCAATCAACTATTCCAAACCTCCCTCCACGTTGCTTCAACCTGAGAAGCCATTTCCTCAACAGCCCCCCACATAGCCATAGCTGGCTCGTTGCCGTCAGTGTAATTCAACTGGCCTTTGCCATCCACCTGTTTGACAGGCGTGCCAGCATTGCCAGATTCGCCGTAGTAGTACCATCTGCGGTTTGCACCTTGCCCTTTGCCGTAGGAGCCATGCGCACCGACACCGGGCGGTAGTTCACCGCCATATCCGTTGTGATGTGCGCCAGTACCGAACTCGATAAAGGCAACTGCCTTGCCCTCTGCAATGATGGTGCAGGTGTTTCCGTTTTGTTCAACACGGCAAGAGACATCGTTGCTACCAGCATATTCTGCGTTCGCAAAACGAACTTTCGCCACATCAAGTCCTTTATCAGCCAACGCCTTTGCAAACTCCTGTGCCTTTTTGTTCAGGGTGGTCTTGTACTTCTGTATCTGACGTTCCGCATCACGAAGTCCGGCATCGCTCAACCTCACTTTAATTTTCACTTGCAGCCACCTCTTTCAGTGCATATAACGTGTCTGTAATATGCTCTGCGACTTTGACCACAGTGTAATTGAAGGGCTTTGAAACGTCTGTCTGAAACCAGACATGTGTGCCTTCATAAAGCGGTGTGTTATGCTTCCTGCTAGACGAGCTGACAATATAGCTGTAATCCGTGAACGCGCCGAAAGGGTTTGCTTCCGCAGAACCAGTAGGCGGGCTGACGTTCAGCATCAGCTTTGCGGGTTCGCTCCACGATTTGTATGCGGATTCGCCAGTCTCGTTTCCCCACTCGTCCACAACAGGCGTTTTATCGCCGACCGGGTTTGAATACCACAACGGTCGTTTATCCAGCGGGCTTCCATTGAACATCAGCCGATAACACCTACTCTCGGAACCACTTCATTCAACAGGGACTGCGCCACATCAGAGCTTTCCCACACACGAGTAATGCCATTGTTGGTGTAGCTCGTCTGTCCGTTTGCGCCGATGTGGTTGTACAGTTCCGCTGCAATGCGTATCTGCAACGACTGATACTGCGAGGGTAACTCGTCCGGTCTGTTGCCGAAAGGGTAGCCCTGCGCAAATATCTTGTCTTTAGCGAAATCAAGCAGCAGGTCGAAGAGTGAGTAGTCCTCGTCCGTGATTTCACGGTTAAGTGCAGGGGCGATGTACTGCCCCAGCTTGACTGCCGCTTCGGAATACTGGTCTCCCATGCTGCTTTCCTCCTTTCGCCTTAGTAAGCCTTGATGCAGTACACAGCGTCCATGCGCTCAAAGGACGGCAGGACGATTTCGGAGACGTAGATGTTGGTGTTGACAGGATGCACGGTCTGCTCGGTGGTAACAGCAACGCCAGTATTCACAACGGAAACCTGTGCGTTGGAGATGCCAGCCATCAGGTCGGCTTCCTCAGGGGTGGCAACATAGTACATATTGCCCAGAGAACCAGAAGGAGCCAGCACAACATAGCCATCAGGCAAATACTTCTCGGCAGCAGAGGTCTCTTCCGGCTTGAACATCTTGTCATACAGGTGAATGCGGATGCCGGATGCACTTTCGATAACAGAACGTGCTTCGGAATCAACCAGCACAGCGGTGGCGGTCTTCATAACCGTCAGGAACCGGTTCTTGATTTCATCCGCAGCAATCATCTTGTGGAAAGTGTTGGTGTTCATGTAGGCATCGGTGATAATCTCACCAGTGTTTGCCAGCACGGTGTTTGCGGCAGTGGTCATCGTGGCGATGGGGGTTGCAGTGGTAGGAGCATCCCACTTCTCCTTGGTAGCCAGAGCCTTGTAATTGGACTGCTGCCAAGTGCCGTCAGGGTCGTAATCGTAGACATAACTCACGCCGTTGGATTCGATGGAGATGCCGGGCTTGCCAGTCTTAGGAGCCAGAAGCTGCCACACCATTCGCTCAGGCACAATGCGAGCACCTGTAATAAGCTGTGCGGTATCATCGTAGACACGATTGATAACGTCTGCCGCAAACTCCTGATTAGTAGCCAGAACAGAGATAATCTTGCGGCGGTCTTCCTCGTCAATGTGAGTGCCCTCACGGAAGAACGGCATACTGGTCTCGGTCATCTTGATGCCCTGACGAGTACGGAACGTAGCCTTAGTGTCGAACACGCTAGGCTTCAGCGAAACGCCAACGCCCTTGTGACCACGCAGCCACTTCAGTTCCATGCTGATCTTCTTACGGGCAGGGAACAGAGCATCAGAAGCATAGGGCTGCGCATTGGTCGGATCATTCGTCCAGTAGGCGGCAATCGCAGCAGGGGAGAAGATTTCATTCAGATTCAGTGCCATAATTTAGTCCTCCTTACTCGCTCTTTGCGCCAACATCGGTACGGCAGAAAACGGCGGGAACGGCCTTTTTCAGAGCGGCAATATCGTTTGCAGAATAGGTAAAGCCGGACAGCTTTGCCTTGTCCACATCAATAACGCCCTGAATCAGCAGTGCGCCATTGGGGTTGACGGCAGGGTCAACAGTGTGCAGCAGAATGCCAATGGCATCGGTAGCTGCATCAGCAGCACTGGTGCCAGTGGTGGCAGCAGCTTTCAGGCCAGTCTTTGCCATAGGATAGCCAGCCGGAACAGCATTGGTCTCCTTGACGGTAAAGGGAATGGCAACGTAGGTATCAGCAGCCAGAATAGTGCTTTCAGGAGCCGATACCGGAGTAGTGGTATACTTCATGTTTTCCTCCTTAATGGAAAGCGGTCATTGCGTCACTCGATGCCTTATTTGCGTCTGCGCGCTCCTTTGCAAAGCGTTTAGCAAAGGAAACACCTGCGCTATCTGCGCTGTCACCATTGCCATCCGCACCCGGAGGTGTGGGCATATCCTTCAGCAGAGAAGCCTTGTATGCGGTGTCGTGGGCGGCCATAAACTCCGACTGGAACTTAAACACCTTGTCCATGTCACCGTCAGCCAGTGCAGATGCAGCCTTGTTAGCGAGTTCAGCGTCATAACCCTGCGCAACGAACTTCTCACGGTAAGATGCAAGGGTCTTTTCCTTGACGAGATTCTCCTTGTCGGCAGTCAGGGCTTCAATCTGCTTCTGCATCTCTGCCAGCTTGTCAGCCTGTTCCTGTGCGGCATTCTCGTCATCGGTACGCTTTGCCTTGAGCTGCTTTTTGTACTCGGCAGCTTCGCCATTGGCTTTCGTCACGGCATTGCGCAGCTTCTCAACCTCTGCGTTAGGGTCTGCAACCTTTTCAAGCGCAGAAATGATTTCATCGGCGGTCATGCCCTCTTTGTAGGCATCACCAAGCAACACATTGAGTTTCATATCGTTAATTTCCTCCTGCGTTTTTTTACCGTTGCTTCCCTGCAACGCTGCGAAATTTGTATCCCGGCTTCCCTGCCGGAATATATCAGCCCGACAATTCGGGATGATTTTTAGTCAGTTACTGGCATGTTGCCAAGCCCATTCAGAGCCAAATTGATAGCTTTGTATTTTTCCTCTTTTGTATACTCGCCATCATCAGCACATTCTTTTCTCATTTTCAAAAGAATGAGCATTGCATTGGAAATTTCATCACGAGTATGAAGAACCTCTTCAGTCATTTTCTTCTCCATTCTTTATGTCGGTTTGTTCGTCCACCATTTTGTTGGCACCAACAATATGGTCTGTGGGCTGTTCCTGCAGCTTCGGTGCTTTCCCATCATCGCCCAGCTTGCCAGCGGCAATCAGGAAAGGCTTACTCATTTCATAAGCAGCCTGTGGGTCAGGGAACAGACCGGGCGTAGTGAATGCCAACTGCGGGTCAATGCTCTGACTAAGCATCTGTGCGAAAATCTGAACCTTGCTTTGCTGGTTATCGTACTGGCGGCGCGGCAATTTGATGTTGATGTCACTTGCCATCAGCTTAGAACCAGCCGTGTCACGCAGGATTTTTAGCATCACAGACAGGCTCTGGCGTTCAGCGTACTTGAACATATTCTCGTACTGCTGCGCCCTTGCTTCGGTATGATTCCAACCGTTGCGGACAATAACTGCGCCCACGTTGTCGGACGTTGCGTTCTCGCTACCAGTGGCACTAGGCATGGCAGTCAGACTGCGGTACACGTTCAACATGGAATCAAGCAAGGTCTGGCTCTGCTGCTGGTCAAGTTCATTTGCAATCTGAGAAACAGAAGCGGGCAGACCAGAAGTAGATTTCAGGCACATTGCGCCAAGTTCCTTCACTTGGTCAAGCGCATCCTTGTCCACAAGGCAGTTGGTAAACACCATGATGGACTGGATGAACTGTGCCACGCCGTCCAAACGGTTGCTTTCAAGGTCGTTGATGGCATCCAGCACAGGGATAGCAGGTTCAAACAGACCCATCCGCTCCGGGTTCAGCTTGTATTCGACCATCGGCAGCATTCCGAGGGAGTGGTTCTCTGCTTTCGTAACTTTTCCGTTGTCGATTTCAAAGTACTGGTTCGGCGTATACACGCAAATCAGGTCGTTCAGGCCGTCCTGATAATTGCGTGGGATGTGCAGCACGTTGGCAATAGGCTTGTGCCCAATGCCGGAGTTGTAAATAACATACGCCATATCCGGGTCTGGAACATCCACCAGCAGGGGCGTTTCGTCCGGGTAGTTGCCGTTGTACCCCTTGTCAGGGAGAACAATGCGGTATCCCTGTCCGCACTCCAACATCCACTGCCAAAGCCGCCGATCGAGCGCATCCTTGCCCTCATACTGCAAGGCGTTGGACAGACGGGCGATTTCCTCACCGTCACCAGTTGCCGTTTCAGACCGCACATAAGAGCAAGGAGTGCCGCTCATGTAACCTGTGTAGAAGCCCACGCACTCATTGGCGTGGTTCTCTACAATGCGATTGGTGATTTCAGCGTGGTACTCCTTCGTGCGCTGGAGGACAGGCTGGCTACCCAAGTAGTAATTGTGCAGAAAGCGAATCTCGTTCTTGTTTAGCAGATGAATAGGCTCTGCCTTACCCATGACCACTTTCAGCACGTTTGTCCGATTGATTTCCGTCTCCGGCGTTTCAATCGGTCTGCGCCCGGTCAGCGGGTCATTCAAAAAGCCGCCAACAACCATCTGATACTCAGCCATACGTTCCTCCTTTCCGGCAAAATAAAAAGCGCAGCAAGACAAACCTGTTAAGGTCTATCTCACTGCGCCAAAACTGCGCTTCAAAAGCTATTTACTTTTCCGGTGGATGGATGATTTTTATCCATCCTTCCCTTGTGTCTCCTTCGATAACACCCTTGCATCTGTCGCACTTGAAATGGTATCGTCCGTCTACTTCGCCAAGATAGCGGTTGCAGCGGACGTTCTTATAGATTGGGTTTTGCCGGATACAAGGGCAACAGATTCTAACTAGCATGAGTGCTCCTTTCGTTGGATTTCTGGAAACAGGCTGTTGAGCACAGACCTGTCAGAAGCTACTGGGAAACTGTTCGCACTACCAGTCATGCTAGGCTCTGACTTGTCGGGTGTCGAGAGCCACGATTTGCTCCATCCAGGGCAAATCGCTGATGGATACAGAGGCTGGATTTGAACCACCGACCTTCGGGTTATGAGCCCGACGAGCTACCAGACTGCTCCACTCTGTGTCATGTACCCGGCTTGATTTACCGTTGCTCTTTGAAATGAGAAATAGCCTGAAACTCATTTCATCGAGAGCCGGGAATAACGGGGGAGGTTGTCATAAGGAGAATTTTTCCATGCAATCCTTGAGAAATCGTTGTGCTGCGTAACGGAATCGAACCGTTGCTTGCCAGCCGTGGGGGAGACAGGCTGACATTCCCAACCAACAGGAAACGCAACATATAAAGTCCGGCGAAGGCGAAAGAGTGAGAAAACCTTCGCCGGTGAAAGGAGGAATATGCTTGTTGACACGCACGCGAGTAAAATGACAAAACCCCGCGTGCAAGCTATTCCTTTAAGGGAAGCTGCAAAACTTCCTGTGTACATTATAAGCCTTGTCAAGTGGTGAAATCAAATAAATAGACCCAGCGAACACAATATATTGTGTTTTTAATCAAAATGGCCTCTTGACAGGCTCAATTTTACTGATTCCGTTATACAATTCATCGGCAAGCTGCGCCAAGCTGTCCGGTGCATCATCGTGCGGAACTTTGCCAAGCTGTGTAAATATCGTCACCTGTTCCATGAACGCCTTGTACTCTTTCGACTGGTGTTTCTCGTCAAGAAAGTAGAACCGTTTAATGTCCGGCGCATACTGGATGATTCTTGACAGCTTGCTTTGACCACTTGGCGCACGCTGGCTGCGGACAGAACAGTGATAGCCCTGCTGCCGGAGCTGGCTGTCTACCACGTCACAATATTCATCACCGCCGTTGTTGGCTTCGCCGCGCACTACATTGATTTTATGCTGGATAATTTTGCCCACGACTTCCGGTCTGGTCACGGTTTTATCTCCGTTATTAAACACAAGATCAGGGATGAACACGGCATCCCCGTACACATAGGCAATAGGACAGGCGGTAAAATCACCGCCGCCCCATGCAATATCCATGACCATGAGTTTGCGATCAGGCTCACCGTCAGGCAGAACGCCGTTGAAATACCGCAGTTCATCGGCAGGGAACAGCAGACCTTCACGCTCAACAGGTTGATTCATGTACAGCGCTTTCCAGCTCATTTCATCCATGACTTCACGTTGCTTACGAAGCGTTTCCGTGCTATATCCTACACCGTAGTCATAATCGAAGTTGGATTCGTCTTTTTCGTTCATTGCTGGCATAACAATGAATCTGTTCCTGTCGGAATCTCCGTAGTTTTGCTCTAATCGTCCGATAACATCATGGACAGACCAACGTGTAGCAATATGCAGTTCCTTGCACTTGTTGCCAATTTTACGCTGTCTAAGGTCGGTAGTGTACGTTTCCCACAGCTTATCAAGGCGGGGTTTAGAGAGCGCAACCTCAATGCCAGACACAAGGTCATCGCAATAAAGAAGCGTAGATGCGCGGTACAGGCCAGCATTACCAGTGCCAATAGACGTAAATTCCAGCGTTTCAAAGCGTTTTCTCTTGCCCAAGTCGATGCGGCAGTCCTTCGCATTTGTGTTCGACACAGTAACGTCCGGGAAAACATCATTCCACAGATATTCTCCGTCCTTGTCGAATATACGCAAACATTCGTCATAAACGCCACGCACAAAGCTGTTTGAGTGAGAGCCTGTGAGCATAGGTTCGTCTGGATTTCTTCCAGCAAGCCATGTCAAATAGAAAATAGCTAGAGCCGTCTTACCGCATCCGGGGGGCATCGAGATTGCCAGCAAGTCCAGTCTGTCATCTGCAAGGTCTTGCAAGGCGTTCGCAACGGTTCTTAGCACCTTTCTTCTCGGCTGATAGAACTTCTTCTCCGGCGCACGGTTCCATTCAAGGTAGATGCAATAGCTGTCGAACACATCCTTTGCTTCAAACAGGTATGTCCGGCCGATAATGTCATAGACCTTCGCCACGTCCTCGCCTGTTTTCATCTTGCTCATCATGGCTGCACAGACAGAACGTAGCTCACCAGAGTATTTGTAGGCATCGAACCGCTTGTCTTGCGGCAGAGCGTCTCTCAGGTTCACCACCGCCTGAAACCAGTCCTCGTAGACCTGCGCTTCGGTCGGATTCTGCTTTGCATACGATTTGATGCTGTCGATGATGGCGATACACTGCTTTGACTGCATAAAAAAATAGGCACCCCCTACCCAAAAATGTAAAGAGTGCCTACAACTGCACAAAAATCAAATATTCGGTTTTATTATAAGTTGCGAACTATGCCAAAAGTTCGCTTCAATCCAGACCCGATGGTTTTCTTCACATACCGCTTATACCACGAGCATCTGTGACCCTTTCGGCATCTATAATCGCAATAGTGGCATTCACCTGTTGTCCTGCGCTTGTAAAGCCCTTTCTTCATAGATTCACCTGTTCTGTTCAGCAATCCGATACCATGTCTGGCGGGTCACGCCAAGCTGCTTGGCAGCGTCCGTTACCGTGAGAATGCGCTTCTCCACCTGCTCGTGAAGAACGTCAAAGAGGTTGCGGTCATACTCGGTGGGTTTGCGGCCTTCCCTGTAATCAGGGCGCTGACTGGCAATGTTCTTGCCCTCTTTGGTGCGCTCAACAATCATGTCACGCTCAAACTCTGCAAAGGCAAGCATAACATTACGAATCAGTTTTCCGGTCGATGTGTTGTTCATCAGACCCATATTCAGAATGTTCACGGACACATCTTTTGCAAGCAAGCTGTCAATAATTTCAATACCGCCCTTCACAGAACGAGCGATACGGTCAAGCTTCGCCACCATCAGCGTATCTCCCGGCTGGATTTCAGCCATCAGCTTGTCAAGTTCCGGGCGATGCAGCTTCGTGCCGGTATAAACATCCGAAAAGATTTTCTGTGCGCCGTTTGCTTTCAGAAGTTCCGACTGGGCTTCAAGGCTGTTGCCATCAATCGCCTGTCCAGCGGAACTGACACGAGCGTAACCGTAAATCATTTAGATTCACCGTCTCTTTCAAGAACCTTAAGAACAAATTCATCCGATGCAACATCAGCACCAATAGGCTGAATTACGATTTGGTATTTCATTTCTTCCAAGAGCATTGCCATTGTGGACAACTTCAAATCATCCGCATTAACACGGTTTGTCACATAAGAAGAAACTTCATACTCCATTTGTCTTGCAAGAGATGCAGAAGTATATCCTCTGATTTTCATAACGGAGCGAAGAATGTCCCCGGAATTGACTTTATTTTTGGTTGCGCCGCCTTTTTTCTTCTCTGCCATTTTTACCAGACCTCTCTTTCAGCCCAATGATAACACATTCTCGTGTCTATGTCAACATCTTCTTGTGTTTTTTGCGAAATTTTTACTATCAATAGGGTGGTCAAACGGCTGTGAACTTTTTCGTTGCTTTACAAACTGTATACTTGAATAGTAGCCTTACGAATTATCGAAAAATATCTTTTGAGTTACTATCACTAGGGTAAACTAATCCGTTTACGGGAGTACTATCAAACAACGTAAATTTACGTTAGAATGAGTAAAAATCAGATATATCTGATGCAAATTATACAAATTGGGCTGTTGACAACTATATACCAAACGTCTATAATCTAAGACAGCAGAACACACGATGAATCAGCCAACAACGGTAGATTTATCCTTTGTGGCATAAAAAAATAGGCCGTCAGCATACCGACCAAAGTAGCACTGACGACCTATTCCACCACAAAACAGAAGCTGCGCAACCAAGGGCGCAGTCTCGGTTTCTGTCAATTATTATAGCAGAAGCAGACGACTTCTGCAATAGAAAGGAGCAAAAAACATGAACTTTCCCACGACAACCGAAGAATTTCTGAAAACCCTCGCCCACGGCAAAGAGCCGACCAGCGAGGACAGGGAGTACGCAGAAGCGCTGGGTAAGCTGTCCGAACTGAACTACCGGGCAGGGTACGAAGCGGGAGCATCCAAAAATAAGGGCTGAGTTTTGTGCAAATCTACAAACTTTTAGATTTTGTACAGATACCAGTACTACATTAAGCGTTTGCGTAATTGACAAGCCACAACATATTGCGTATACTGGTTGCACCCACATGAAGGGAGGTGAGTTTATGTACAGTCCTTATCTCGAACGCCACAATCACACGTTCACTGTTGCGCTAACCGAACGGCAGTTCCAGTGGCTGAAAGCCTATTGCACCGAACACAAGGTCGCGCAAGCCGCAGCCATCCGTGACACGTTCTTTGAGGTGCATCCCATCCCGGAGACCGATGAAAACGAAAAATGATACGTCCGCTAAAGTTTGGCGACAGCAGCGAACGTATCATCAAAACCACTGGAACAAGCTGTTCCAGCCTTATTATAGCAGGAATTGGCTTGTTCCGCAAGAACCATAGGAGTTTTTATGGAACAAAAGGTTAAATATGCTATCAATCTTATCAGCGAGAACGGACAGGTTGTCGTGTCCAGCCGCGAAGTAGCGGAGAACTTTGGAAAAGAGCACAAGCACGTTCTTCGCGACATCGAAAACCTGATGGGAGGAGAGCCCAAAATTGGACTGTCCTCTATGTTCTTCAAATCGGAGTACCTTTCAGTCCAAAACAAAGCGCTACCTGAGTATCTGATGAATCGCGATGGGTTTACGCTCCTTGCTATGGGATTCACCGGCAAGGAAGCCCTTGAATGGAAACTCAAGTACATTGATGCTTTCAATCAGATGGAGCAGAAGCTCACCAATCCCGAACCTGAATCTACGGAAATGCTGTTGAGCCGCGCTCTGATCGCCGCTAACAGTGTTATCGACACGGAGCGTAAGAAAGTAAAGGCTCTGGAAGCGGAAAACGCCAAGATGAAGCCTGATTCCGACTACGCAAAGGCGATGCTGCTCTCCGATGAAAGCCTGACTACCACACAGATTGCTATGAACTACGGCCTGACCGCTCGAAAGCTGAACAAGATTCTTGAGAAAATGGGCATCCAGCACGTTGTGAATAAACAGTGGATTCCTTACAAGAAGTATCTTGGCAACGGATACGTTGTCGGGCATCCGATCGAGCTGCCGAACGGCAAGACGAAAGAGGTCACTCGCTGGACAAGAGCTGGTCAGAAGTTCATTTACAGCAAGCTCAAAGAAGCGGGCTATCTGCCTGTTGGCGAGCAGATTAGAATGGAGACGTGCTGATGGACTATTTGAAGGAAGTGTTTCGGCTACAAGCTGAAAACAAGGAACATCAGGAAAACTTGAAGAAGTGGTCTGAAGCTCTCGGTCTCGCTCTGTCTATTCTGATTCCGGAAAAGGACAATCTTACAGACGAGGAAAAGAAAGAACGTGACACTATTTATTTTGCCGTTGAATCATGCGTAAAAGGATTCTGTACTAGCAGCCATGCCATTGGCTACAATGATTGTATGCTTGAAATGGCAAAGCACGGAGCAGCACACGAACCGATTATTTATCCCGAACAGTAAATAACACATAAGAAAAGCCAGTGGTTAGAGAACATCTAGCCGCTGGCTTTTTGTGTTATGTGATTATCCTTCTACAAGGTCTGCGATGGCTCCTATTGCTCCTATAAAGCTCATTTTGTATTTCTCCATTTATTTAACTGGCATTAATAGAATTTCCGCGCTAATCGAAAGTTCGATATGATAACCTTCTTTAACGGTAACATTCTGCCTTTCACCAGCTTTTTCAAATTTAAGCACGTCGCTCACATCATCAGAGTTTGCATCAGACACCACAAATACTGTAGCTTCTTTGTTTTGATTCTCAACTTCGTATGTGCCAGCCGGAACCATGTACCAGATATATTTATAACCACTCTTGTTCGTTTCTTCTTTTCCGTAATCGCCAAGAACTTCATCAACTAGAATAAAAGAGTCGTCCTCTTTCACAGGTTCTTCCGAAGTAGCAGACGAACTTTCGGATTCTGCCTTTGCAGATGATGCAACGGATGATGTTGGTTTTTCGCTTTCAGAACTAGTCGCAGTATCCGTTTTGTTACGAGGGCTTATCAAATCCATAATAAAAGCCAATACGAACATTGCCATAAGAATTTTGAACCACAACCGCTTATAAGCTGGCTTCGGCGGCGTGTTCTCCCCACCGCACTGCGGACAGGTTTTAGCGGTAGCCGCTATCTTTGCGCCACAGTGTTTACATTTTACGAGTTTTGCCATTTCACAATGCCCCTTTCTTACGGTCAAGTATAGCACAGATTAGACCGGAAGAGGGGTCTTTTTTTATTTTTTGGAAAATTTGGAGACTTGCACAATCAGATGGGTTTCGTTTTGTGAAGGTGGGGTGGGTGTTGGCAAAGAAAGTGCCTTTTTTATTTTGGTCGGAGGAGACGGGACTCACCTGCCCCACCCCCGGCGCTCCCTGTATACCCCGCCGGTGTCCCCCTGCCTCATCCAGCACGCCCGGAACGCCTGCACATCACAGGCAGCAAGGCAGACCACGCCAGATGCAAGGCACGACACACACGCCCGGACGCTAGACACGCGGGGCAGATCGTACCAGTGGCGGGCGCTGGAGGGTGGGCAGTGTGTCCGAAACTGAGCAGATTTGGACACACTCAAACATGAACGATTTTCAACACAAGAATGTGTGCAAAACCATTGACACTAACACAAGAATGTGTTACTATATAGACAACACAAGAACGTGTTACACCACCACAAAACAGGAGGCCAAAACCATGAAACTAGAATTTAGAACCAAGAACACCGCATACGGCACGGCACACTATCTGTGCATTGATACCAACGCAAAGACCTTTTCCAGCGTCCCTAACAACTGGGTATCTAAAGACGTGCCTGTTGTGGCAAAGCGGGACATGGACACTATCAAGGCTCAGGCCATTGCAGACGGTTACACGGAGGTATAAACCATGAAAGCAAGAAGAAGCATGCGGGATATTAAATCTCAGTATCCAACCATTATCCAAGTAAGTTATTGTGATGCTCAGGCCATGTTGTGCATGGACGACCCAACCGCCTACACCGCTGGCGTGTATGGATGGAATGCGGATATATACCCTATCACTTCGGGCGTTGCGATCTGCACCGGATACCGCCCCTTTGGAAACATCAAGCCCGACCGTGAAACGGTTCGCCGCTACGAAAAACGGGCGCAGGAGATGCGCCGGGATTTGTGGAACGCTGAAGTTCTGGCGGAGCACCTGCACAGCTTGCAGATGGAATTTGTTCGGGAGGTGTGCAAAGTATGATTGCACTTGACTTTTCCCAGTGGGCCGCCATCTGGTATGTGGGCGGCATGATTAGCGGCGCACTCGTTATGATTGCATTTCTTAACAGCTAATAAGGAGGGCAAAACAATGAAATATCAAAAATATTTAGATTCTCTCTCCACTGAAAGAAAATATTGCTTGCTTGACCGTATGCGGATTGATTGCGAGTATTTTTTAGGATTCGGCGCACGGCACGAAAAATATTTGTGGGCTGAAAACGTAAAAGAACAAATTGAAAGTATGCTTTACCTGTATGACAACATCAAGCAAAAGCCGGAATGGCTAACGCGTGAACAGATTTTGAATTACAAAAAGCTAATGGAGGATTAAAAAAATGACGATGTTCGAAGAAAAAGTGAACGCATACCGTGAAAACAAGCGGTTGATTGAAGAGCTTGAAGCAATGAACGACGCTGTAAAGGCTGAAATTATCGACATGATGCACGGCGCGCCAGAAATGGTGCAGGGCACCGCAAAAGCCATTTACAAGGACGTGCAAAGTGTCCGGCTTGACAGCAAGCTTTTACAGGCAGCACACCCGGATATTTACGCCGAATGTAGCAAAAAGACCGTTTATAAACGGTTTAGCGTGGTATGAGGGGGGGGGCAACAAATGATATTTTCCTGCATCCTGTTTTTCTTCTGGTTCTTTGCGGCGCTGTTCAAGGCGTCAAAATAATGCCGCCCGGATACTTTAGCGGGGCTGCACCGTAAAGCGACCCCGCCCCAGCCCAAAAGGGCAAAAATATTTCTTGCAAGTCCATCTAATGGGGCTTGCAGTGTGGCATAATCTAATCACAGTTAAGGTCGTGTAACGGCAGGAGGTATATTATGGACAGCACCATTAACAGCATTAAATCATCTATCAACAAACAGTTGGATTTGCACAGCCAGCGCGTATATAAGGCACTGCAAGACAAGAGCAAGCACGCAGACGGCTCATATATGTATCAATATGAGCAACATGTTATGGACGGCTTACAAATTGCGCTTAACATAATTAATATGTATACAGAGTAATAATACAACACTTCCACCCCGCCCACGTGGCGGGGCTTTTTTTGCCTTGCATCTGCTGAGGGTGCATGGCTTTTATTTTGCCCTTTTGTAATACGGCCCCATACAAGCGTTTACAGCGCATTTTGTTCCGTCCGTGCAGTTTATACCGCAAACACTGCAAAACGGCTTACAGGGCTTTACAGCGGCTTTTTATGCGATTTGTCCCACTCAACCGCCGCAAATATCAGACCGACACAAGCGGCTATAATACCGACTGCCCCACGCCGGACGCTGCACAGCTCAGCACAGACCGCCTATTATAATAATGTATATAAGGGCGCAACAGACCTCAAACCATGCAAGCCCGGCGGGGTCTCGATACTTCCCACGCCTGGCATTAGCCTGGCATTGTGCTTTCTTCCTGGCACGGGCGGCGCGGAGTCATTGACGGTTGCCGCCGTATCTCTTTTCGGGCTTTCGCCCGATAGCTAATAGAGGTCAGCAATAGTCGTAGCGTTCCGGCTGGAATAGTCGTAGCCAATAGTCGTAGTTTCTCCAATAAAATAGTCGTGGAATAGTCGTAAAGTCATCAGACGACCAGGTTTTGAAAGTCCTGTATATAGTATAGTAACGATTAATCCGCTGATAGTCGCAAAGTAATAGTCGTAGCGTTTTCTTGCGAACCTTCGTCAAATAGTCGTGTATTTTTTGTGTAAAATAGTCGTTTGCCTTTTAGAGAAAGAGAAGTGCGATAGTCGCTAAGTCATCCGACATCCCCAAAATCAATAAGTGTCAAGACACGTGTCAATTTTAATCCTCATCGCATTACCTCAAAATCTTTAATTATCGTACTTATTATAATAGTCGCATACAATTACTCAATCTTTTTAACTATTATTCTGCTGGAATAGTCGTATCATTCGATTCGGTTCGTTCTTCTCTGATTTAATTACTGACAACCACAACCATATCATATCAACTAACTAGGATTATCTATCCGGCAAATACCTCAATACTTTTAACTATCTAATAAGACTATCCGACTGGGCAGTCACTTTCAATTTGTAATCAACTGCTCATACAGTTATGCAACATTTCTACATATTCAACCGACTACAAAATGAAGCCAATTCTCCATGTGAAATAGTCGTAGACCATCCACAAGTCCGAACCTCACGCCAGTTCTCGCCTACGGTCTGCTCTGCTGGCAAACGGTATAGCTTTGGAGATAGAGGGTTGTAGGGGGAAAGAACCTTTACAAGCGTGGGAAGTCAGACCCATCAGTCTGCTGCTTCTCCCGCTCTCGGTCAATCCAATTAAGGGCTATTGGCTTCCAGTTGATAATAGGACTGCCGCTTTTCGTTCGCCATCCCAGTCCCTCGTAATACCGCATGAACTGGTTGGCGTACCTTGTCGTGCTTCCGTTGTCAATAAAGAACTCGCTGACCTCTTCGAACTGAGGGGCGCACGGAGCGCCCTCGTCTAATCTACTATGTTTATATTTACTATGTATATATCTACTAGTGGGCAATTTTCTGCCCGATTGTTGGGCACTATTTTGCCCGATTGTTAGGCAATTTTCTGCCTGATGGTCGTTATAGTTGGGCAATATATTGCTGGATTGATAGTCGAACAGTTCATCATCGTCAGGATACCCAACGTAAATCGTGTTGGATTTTGAATAATTGCGCTTGCATTCAATCAATCCGGCGTCTTTCAGCTCTTTCAAATATTCTTTGGCTATCCTTTCCTTCTTCCCTACCATGTTCCCTGCTTCTGCGTTGGAACATCGAACAAACACCCGTCCTTTGCTATCGAACCATTCTTTACCGTTATGTCTTGACGTGAACGAACGATCAAGAAGGTCTACATAGATGACCTTCGCATTTGCGCTAATGTTTATCTTATCAAGAAATCGTGGGTAGATTTTATATCGGGGGCACACAATGTTCACTGTTATGTACTGCATTTTCTCCTCCTGCAATAGTCGTAGACCTCTACAATGCGCTCACAGCCCCATAGAGCCGTGCCAGAGTCATTTTCTGTATTCTGTCGATAAGTTTGCCATCTGACGCTAAAAACGTTTGTATGGCTTCTTTGCGCGTATATGCAAAAAGCTGCCATTGCTGACAGCCCATACACTTAGATTCCGTATTTGTCCTTTTTGCTAAGAACGCCCCACCCCAAAAAGTTGAAAGAATTGCATTTTTCTACTCTTTCGAGCTTTTTGTCAGTAACAGCGGTTTTTACGCCATCGCTTCGTCTGTACAAGTTATGGAACAGGCAATAATCTCCTTGACGGTTCAGGCAAGCATCACATAGACCGTATCTTCCATTCCCCGCTTGCACGTTGTCTATAAGCTTCTCGAGTGCATCCATGTAGCTCTCCTTTCAATCCATCCAAGTGTACTCTTGGAACCGTTGAATTTGCTTGTTAAACGTGATGGGAAGGTCGCCTATCTCGCCTTCCTTGTTCTTGCTCAGCCGAAACAAGTACTTGTCGGGGTTATCGCCGGACAGAAGAATGATTGCATCAGCGTCCTGTTCAATCTGTCCGCTCTCTCGCAAGTCGGAGTTGGTAGGCGTTGCTCCGGGTTTTGATGGGTTTCGATTAAGCTGTGCCAGAGCTACCACGACAATGCCCGTGGTCTGTGCCAGCTCGTGTAAGGCAATGGATATAGTTGTAATGGCGGCATATCTGTCCTTTGCGCCCGTTTCGTGAATGAGTTGAAGATAGTCTACGAAGATGACCTGAGCCTTTTTACGGAGAGCCTGAGCCTTCATCCACGCCACGTTCTTTCCGGCAGCGGAGCGGATATATAGGGGCATCTTCATGTTCTTTACCTGTCCGTCAATCTCATTCAAGCTGACCGCCTTGTTTTTCACCGTGTCCAAAGGGCAGTATATTTGATTAGCCATCAGACGTGCACCCAGCTTGCGCTTGCTGGTTTCCAAGCTGAAATAGTACACGGTGTAGTTCTGCTTTGCCATGCTTGCTGCTATTTGCAGAGACAGGGCTGTCTTGCCAGCAGACGGTCTGCCGCCGATGATGATAAAATCACCCGGTGAGATGTGTAGCGCTTCATCTAGACGCTCTAGGCCTGTCTTGATATACACAGGCTTCTCGTCCATGTGAAGCACATAGTCGTTCAGCACATCCTCATATGTCCACGCATCTTCTTCCTCGGCTTTCAGGCTCATCGCCTCGCCCATCTGCTGGTAGATGTCTGATAGATCAGAATAGTCGGTAAGCTCGCTGGTCATCTGAAATGCCAAACCTTGCACACGAGTGAGTGCAGCTTGTTCTCTGATAAGCTGTGCCCAACGCTGCATCTGCTCTCTGTCAATTCGTACACACTCTGATTCACAGGTTTGTACACACGCCAAGAGCGTCTGCGCTACGTCTGGATGCTGCGTGTTTATCTCGACTATATCTATCTTACCCCTAGCCGTCCAATAGCCCTGAACAGCCGCAAAAGCGTCTCTCAGCTCAGGTCTGAACAAGTCAAGTTCAAGGTCTGGTATGATTTCATCCGCAACGCCCGGCTTGCAGAGCATCAGCGCACCAATAAATACCGTTTGAACGTCCATTGTCATAGTCTAGGAAACCCCATCTCCGTACTTTGCTCGTACTGGTCATCCTGCTTCAATGCGTAAATGTCCTGCCATCCGGCATAGATGCTCTGGTCGAGAATGGCTTTCCAGTCATGCCGATCAAACTTTTCCAGCTTGTTGCAGAGCATCTGCTTTGCCCGGTCTGTCATAGGCTTCTTGATTCTTGTACGCATCTGTGCGAACTCTCGCAGGGATTCCAGCAGGGCTTTATCGCCATGCGCAAAGTCGGAGAAGATGTCAGGTTTCTTCTTGACTGCACTCTCCGTCAAGGTCTTGACGCTCGTCTGACTGTCAGTTGATACAATGGGTTCATCGTCATCTGACTTTGAACTCGTAGATGAGCTGACCTTCATCTCATTTATGACATGAGGATGAGCTGACTTTCGTGTAGACCATCCTTTTGACGCAATATCGCTTCTTTTCGATTCTTCATCGAGCAGATGTTTAATCAAAATGAAACAAGATTCTGCTTTTTTTGAGTTCAAAGTTGCGTCTTTTTCTTCAAAAACGTATGCACAGATTGCATCGTAGAGTTCCAATTTCTCTTTGCTTTTGAGCGTGGAGATGGCTTCAAAGTAGTATCGTTGGAATGTAAAGCTGTCTCGTTTTTTGTCCATGCTCAATCCTCTTTGTAGCGTTTGTTCCATGCTTCGATAGCTTTTTCTTCGCTAATCTCATCGGATGTCTCCACTCCGCAACTATTGCATATTACAAAATAAGTCATACCGTATCCAAACGGACGAATCAATTCTATTTTGGGCGGTTTTGCACCACAAAACGGACATCTCTTGAGTTCTTCCATCTTTAACCCTCCTCAAAACGGGCACTTATCATCAGATTCACGCAGCCAGCCTTCGCCCGGAATATTGACTATCTCATAATACTGCCGTGCAACGTATATTGTTTTCTGCCCATCCTCAGCAATCAGGCCGACAATCAGATAGTTGCCAGCAGCCATAAAGAACCAAGGGTTGCTCTTGTAGGTCTCGCCCTTCATCCAGTTCTTCATCCTGTTCACGGCTTTTTCAATATCCTTATCGGGGCAGTTCGGGTTTTCGAATGCAAAGAAATCCTCAGGAAATTTAAGCTTTTTCAATTTCTAAATCCCTCTCTTGTTCTCGTGATTCGCTTATGCGCCTTGACAGGCCTTGCGCCTTTGCCGTAAGCTGGGCGAATATGCTTCGCCTTGATATACCCACAAGGCGGCTTCGGACCAAAGTCGAAAAGGCTCAAGTCCATAATGATGATGCCAAACTTCTTGTTTGTCATGTTTAGCCCTCCTACACCATCGGAAACGCCATCCAATGCGTTACCGTCACATCTTTCGGCAGTCTCTCGCCTATCTCATCCCAGAACTGACCGTCTGCGTAACAGCCAAGAAAGTACGCTGTCGGTGAGATTCCTTGCAACATTTTTCCATCTTTATCACGCCACGTTGTCTTAGTCGCAAGCAACAAAGGCTGTGTCCGCTCTCGTGGCGGTTCGCTTGCTGGATGCCAAAGAGTGTTAGCCATTGCCCTTCACCTCGATAGTCGGTGCGGTGTCGATGTAGTCAAGCACATCGTCTAGCGCATAGCACATGTAGACGTACTCGACAGTAAACTCTTGCTCTAATTCCTGCATCCATTCTTCAATACGCTTGCGCAACGCATTAGCATCAATCGGTCGAATGCTCATCTTTTTCTCCTTTTTCTACATCCATTATCGGCTTTGCATTCAAAAGGGATTCTCTGTCAAACATTTCTCTCCCGCATTTAGGACATCTCCATCCAGAACAGGTCGCTTTAAGGTTTGTAAAATCGTAAAAACACTTGTAAACGAGGTCATCTACTCTTAGCATTTCGACTTTGCACCACGGACAGTCAACTTTCATTGCCCTTTCTCCCTTCAAATCGTGTTATCCACACTTATAACCGTAAACGCAAAAGATGATTGCAAACCCAACTAGAAAGAAAAGAACATTGACTGCTACAACCGCAATAACTTTCAAGATTACGTTGTCTATGTATTCGTCCAAAATACTAAGAACTATATATTTTTCGAGCAAATAAATCGGAGAAACGAACACAAAACCAATCATTGTCGTCAAAACAAAACCGAGTACAATTTCAAACAAAGACATTTTTCTTTCTCCTTTCAATCTCCATCCCACACGCCGTCAGGTCGCATTCTTGCAAACGCCAGCAGACCGCACAAGGCACATTTGGCGTTACCCTCTGTGGAGTGCCAGTAGTTGCTATCGTCTACATCGTCACCTAATGCAGAAATAGCCTTTTCAAGCATCGGGATGCTCTCTGCGCCTGTTTTGCCATAGATGGAGCGGATGCCGCCCTCGCCAAACACTTCCGGGCGATAATAAAAGTGACTGTAATTATAGGTGACGTTGAGCCACAGCTCTTTTGTACCGCCCATAGCGCGCATACCACCTGCGATAAAATGCGTACTATCCGCTTTGAGCGGTTCGTGCGTTACAGGGTCTCACAGTGAAATATCATAGCTCATTTCCTCATCCTTTCGTTATCCATACAGCCAAAAATCCACCGCAAAAAGTAACTGCGTTGATAGCCGCCACTATTATCGCATGAATAATTGTTGAACGTTCTGGATGCTTCCATGACCATTCAAGTGAAATGCTATCGGTCATATCCCAAAGAAACATTTCAAGAACTGTAATAAAGCCTCCAACAAATAATGTTATAATTGACCCAAGAACAAATATGGCGAGCGTATCTTTAGTTGTCATTTTCTCTTTTCTCCCATTCCTTGCATCCGCGTTCGTCCCACACGAAGTCTGCAACGTGTTCTGACTGGTCGTTCACGCACACGCCTTCTAACTCTGCGTACCATTTGCAAGAGCCACAGGACGGCTCAGATTTGTTCTTGCAGGATTCTACTGTGCATCGGATAGCCTTGCCAGCGGAGAACTGCTTGATGCCCATGCAAGAGCAATGTTCGGTGGTGCAGTAAACATCCATTATCTCTCCACTCTCTTTCTTCTGTTGGCATTGAACTGTTCTATTACTCGCTTGTACTCCTCATAGCACTCCGGGCAAAGGTCGTCTGTGTCTCTGCGCCACGCCCAGTCCTTGAAGTATTCGTCAGGGTTCATCATCCTGCCGCCCAGAACTGCTCCACAGCGGTCGCATACTCGCTTGTGGTAGATTCCTCTGTCAGTTTGCATTAGTTATCCTCCCCAACATCCTTGAACAGGATTTCTTTGTCTGCTTTCCAGTCTTTGATTTTGCACGGAATGTCCGTGCCGGGTACGGTCTTTTTCAGTCCATCCATCTGCCAGACGTTCCATGAGATAGTGTCTGCGATGCAGTCAAGAAACATAGGCATACAGCCGATTTCCAACCTTTTAGCATCAAACCGATACTTAAAATTTTCAATCAGCGTCAGGAACAGGTTGCACCTTGCCAGCAAGAGATTGTCTCCCTGCCACTCATAGCCGTATGTCGACGCGTAGGCATTGATTGCCCAGCACATCCACATATCGTAGTCATGGAACTGCTCTGCCAGAACATTCAGCTTCCTATCCAGCAGACCGATTCTGTCCGGCACAGCAATCATCTGCCCTGTGGTTGTATCATATCGGCTTGTGAGGAACGGCGCTTCTCCACAGGTGACTTCAAGACAAGTCTTGTTGATGTACTCCTTCCAGTCCTCACCTTTCAGGTCGTTTTCGGCAACGTTTGTCATCTTCTTGCAAACCCAAGTCGGCGTAAACACCTCTGCTTTCTTGCTGGTACGCTTCTTCTGGTCTGCAAGCTGTTTCTGCACACGAGGGACAAGCCGAACTTTGTCCAACTGTTCCATCGTGATTTCATCTGCAAAGCCCACGCTCAGTTCAGGCGGCGGGTCTGTCGCCCAGATGATGTTCTTGCCTGTCGTGTGGTCTTGCAAGAGGACAGGCAGGAACGTGCGTAAGCATGGGTCGGAGAAGTCAATCAAAGTTCCCATTGGTCAGCCCTCACCATGATTTTATTTTTCTCTTTCAGCCAGTCCTTGACGCAATGAAAGCAATGCTCACGGTTCTGGCAACGCTCCGGGTCACGATGTTTGATAAGCTCGCAGATGCCCCGCGTAAAGTTTTCTGTAATATCTTCGTCCGTCATGGAACGGATAAAATCGCCGTTAGTCATCCTCGACCACCTCTTCTGCCACCTCTCTGTACTCCACGTCAATCTCCTTCGGTAAAGCCGTCTGATACTTCTGAGCCAACTGTTCTGCGCTCTGGGCATCGCCCAACGGCTGTTCAGGCGGCGCAACGGTGACTTCCACGTTGTCACGCATACCAAAGTAGTTCTTGGCTCTGAATATCCACTCTGCCGGGTTCTCCTGACCATACATACCGTTGTACGCCCACATGGACTGCATTTGCAGAATCAGCTTTAAGATGTACTTCTGCTGCAAGCTGTCGTCACGGCGTTTGCCCGCCATTATCTGCTTCAGGCTCACCCATTCGATGCCCAGCACCAGTGCAATCCATTCCACCACAGGCGAGATTCTGGCTTCGATGCAAGCGTCAAAGAAGAAGTCAAGGCGCTGCTGCACTTCAATCGGATTGTTCATGTCCACGCTCGGAAGGTCGCCAAAATACTTGGCTGCAATCATGCCGATGACCTTCTTGTCCTCTTCATCACCAATTCTCGACTGCAAATCGCCCGTGTTCAGCATCTTAGACCTTGTGATTGCTAACTCCTGTTGTTCTTTCACTTTTTTACTTACCTGTGAACGGATAGATTTCCGCTTGTTAAGCATCTGTTGTTTCTTCTTCTCTCGCTCTTTCTCGCGTTTCGCAGCGGCTTCTTCTTTCGCCTTTTGTGCCCGCTTTTCACGCTTTTTCTTTTCAGCTTCAGTCAGCGGCGGTCTGCCACGACCACGCTTCGGGGGTGTTGCCATGTATCAGGCCTCCTTTGGAGCGGTCGGCAGTTTCTTCCACCATCCTGTGTATACGAACTCGTCATTGTAGTCGTCAACAAATTCGTTATCAGGTGCACCGGGTTCACGGTGCGCAATGGAAATCGAGCATCCATCCCAAATAAGAACAGACTGATAATCAATCGGCAAACCGTCTCTAATGCTAATCCAATCGTCCATACTCTCACCTCTTCATCTTCGTTTCGATGTTGTCCAGCTTCCGTGCAATCCACCAGACGGAACAGCAGTTGTCCAACTGCAGCCACCAAGCGCACTTTTCTTTCTCGCATACGCACCGACCAAGCGGATTGCTGGTCATCTTCATCGGGCAGTAAAATTCATTTTCCATTGGTTACTCTCTCTCAATATGTACCTTAGCCCTTTGAACGTTTTCTGAACCGACAAAACTTTTGAACGAACCGTTTTTCAAATTTACAGCGTTATAAACCAGCGTAGTAAAATTTCCGCTTGCTACCGTAGTTGAAACATTCTCTGTTTTCATGTAAAGTTCCGAATGATGATAAAACGCTTCCGCAACATCAATGTCGCTAAACGGCATTGGAATATCATTTATTGATTTAATTTCCATACTTACTTCCACCCCATCGCAACAGCCGTACAAGCAACCAGACACACGTTGACGAACGCCCAGACGAGCATTGCTTGCCGTTCCTCAAACAGGTTGTTCGACATGTCCTTGATTGTCCGTTCAGACTTAACTACTACCGCCAGCAAGACTAAGCAGACCAGCCAGCGGGTTACAAATTCAAACATTGTTATCCTCCATCAAATCGTACCGATGCTCTGAAAGCCTTGTAGCGTCCTGCAACCGTGCGATTGCAAGCTGTTCCTTGTCCATTAGCTCCACCTTTCCCTCAGCTCTTTTTCGACCTGTTCTGACTTTGCAGTGATGTAATCCGCAAACTCGTCAGGTGTCATGTCCTCGTTCTTGAACTGTCCAACCATCTCCCAGTACCTGTCACCAATGCAGATGATTTTCTGTACCTGTTCATCGGTTAGGTCTGCATCGCACCGAAGGTTCTGAATCAGTGCGCCCCATGTGGCGGCTATGCCATCCAAAGCCATGCGAAAGCCGTACAACTGGTTCTGTCGTGCGATTTTGCGGAGGTTGGTCGGCTTGACTTGTTTTCCGCACAAGGGGCAGTTTCCGAATTTATTCATCTGACCACTCCTTGTTTGGGACAAGTTCAAACGTGACTTTTAGCGTTCTATTGCCACGAACTCCCCATGCTTTTTGAATTTTGTTCTTGTCGTCACGATCCATTTCTATAATGAAATGGTTCACGACCGCTTCGATTGCTCCGTCAGTCACATCCGATTTGTTTTTCCACATCTGCGAACCATCCTTTCGAGGTGGTGTTATTTTTCCGGCATAGATTTCCCCAAATATCCCACATCCAACATAATATTCAGCCATTTTTATTCTCCTTTCAGCCAGTCGTTCAGCTTTGCCATGCAAGAGGGGCAAAGAAACGGTTCATCATAGCAATCGCAACTCCAGTAGTCCCATGCGTCATGCACGTTCTTGTCAACCAGAATCACGGCATTGGGCTTACGCCTCCCCATCTCATCGGGCGGTTCAGGATTAAACACTTCTCCGCAGCGGTTACATTTCATGCTCATGTTCTTCCTCCAATCTCTTTAGCAGTGCATCCACGTCATACCGCCAATGGACACGCAGCCTTTTTGCTTTTACCTCTATCCCCTCTTGTTCTGCCCACTGCCAAGGGATGCTCTTGCGGCTTTCGTTGTATCGGAACGCTAGAACCTTGCTGGCAGGGATTGCAAAGGTGCGGTTGACCGCCCGGTAATTGGCTATCACATGGGCGGTCTGACCGCTATACCCCATTGCATCCACCATGTCCGCGATGTGCTTTTCCTTGCGGTATTTGCACTTTTCCTTGTCGTACTTGCCGAACACCTTTTCTAGAGGGATAGAGGGCGTTTCGATGGTTTTCAGCTCAAACAGGTGGTTCATCGGGTATCGGTACACAAGGAAATCGCAGATGTTGTCGATGGAAAACGACAGGTTCTCGTTGCCGCCGTAGTAGGTGGCAGCACTGTCTTTTAGGCGGTAGCACCACGCATCGGATGGGACGGATGCCTTGAAGTCTGCTTCAAACTGCTTGCCGGTGTTCATTCGTTGTCCTCGATTTTTTTGGCTTCTCTGATACGCAGTCGAGCAAGTTCGCTATTTGCATATCGCAGTTGCCAGCTACCAAACCAGCCTTTGTGAACAAGTTTTCCGGCGCAGTAAACAAACTCCTGCTTCATCAAGTCATCAAGTGAAATGATGTAACTGCCCGGCTTATACTTTCTTTTATTCATCCTCGTTCACCTCTAAATTCACTTCCGAGAAACCGCTTCTTGCCACGTTCCCGGTGCTTGTCCTCATAATCGCGGTGGTACACGCTCTGGCTGTGGTTCAGCTCATACACGAACGCCTTGCGCTCCTCGAAGTCTTTCTTCTCTGCCTTGTACTTCTCGCAAGTGTCGTGGCAGGCTTGGTGGCGTGATGTGCAGTTGAGACAACAGGTGATCATTCTTCGCCAAATCTCCTTTTTGTTACAGCCATCGGGAACTCTTCGATTTCACTCGCCCACCGTGCGGTTCCCTCGCCGTATGCTCTTTGCCAGACCAAAGGGAAACCGCCTAAACCATCGAACAGACTACCCAGCGCAGGCTTCTCTTTCAGGTATGGGTGCATCCTCTGCACCAGCCAGAACCACTGCGGCAAGGCGATGGAGTTGCCCAGAGCCTTATAGCGCGGGGTGTCCGCCGGTTCATGGACTCGCCCTTTGGTGTCTGTCCATTCCCCGATGTCCGTCCAGCCATCGGGAAGGCCTTGCAGGCGCTCGCACTCTGTCGGTGTCAAGCGTCGGACGATCCAGCGAACCATCTTTTCTGCCACCAGAGACTCCCCGCCATACCCTACTGTGCCACCGCTGCCCTTCAGCGTTCCTCCGCTTCCACTCTGCTTGAAGCTGTCATAAGCCTGCTCGCTGAAAGTTCTTTGTTCTGCCACCTGCGGCCCGGAATGAGACCCGATACTCCTGCATGTAATGGGTGCAGCCTTATCGCCAGTCACGGCCCCGTTGTACAGGTCAACCGCAATGGCCGTGTAGTCCGTCACCCGGGACTCGTGATCTCCAGTGATAGTCGGGACTGTAATACCGTCGCCATTTCCCCGGGCATCAAAGACGACCGGCTGAAAGAGCGTCTGATCTTGAAGCGTCGAGAGTGTCGGTGTTTCCGCTGATGCAGTAGCTTCGCTCTCCCACCACTCGATCATGTCCAGCAGGGCTGTCTTGAGCAAGTCCGGCAATGCTTTGCCACGTCGGAGTGCTCTGGTCAGGATTCCCCGGCACGCTCGTTCGCTCAAATAGTATTTCTCCGGCACGTTGACCTCCAAAATCCACGACAAGCGCGATTCTCTTTCGGCGTTGGGGAACTCCCCAATATTGAGCATCGAGCTGTCTCCATGCCAAAGACCATCCGTTTCCGGCGATTGCTCCAGCTTTGCTCCATCTACCACCCCTACCCGAAGGTCGAGGAATTGAAACGTCTGGTTGTTCCACGCGGGCAAGTTCTTCCAGCACGGCTCTGAAATCTTCTCCTCTGTTGGAGCTGAATGCTCCGGGCACATTTTCCCAAACAGCGAAAGTTGGATACATTCCATTAGTGGCTGTCCTCATTTCCTTAATGATTCTTGCGGCATCCAAAAACAGCACGGAACGGTTGTCGTCAAATCCAAGCCTTTTCCCCGCCATAGACAAGCCCTGACAAGGACTGCCGAACGTGATGCAATCCACCGGCTCTATCTTGTCGCCATGAATCTTTGTGATGTCGCCCAAGTGTTTCATTTTTCCAAATGCTCGTCAAGCCAGATAGCGCAGCTCTTATATAAGGTAGGCGGTCATTGTTTATGTCCTAAAAGGGCAAATCCGATGAATCGTCAATCACAGAGAAGTCGTCCGTGTTGACCTGAGAGTAGTTCTGCGGCGCATCCTGCGCCCGATCAGTGGGCTTGCTGTCAGACCCCTTGCCACCACAGAAGTCAACCTTGTTCGCCATGATTTCCGTTGCGGTGCGGTTGTTTCCCTGCTTGTCGATATACTTCCGGGTCTGGATGCTACCAGTCACCAGAATCAGGCTGCCCTTCTGAAACCACTTGGAAACGAACAGTGCCGTATTGCCAAATGCGGTGCAGTTGAAAAAGTCGGTTTCTTTCTGGCCGCCGCTCTGACGGTCGCAAGCAATGCTGAACGTGCAAACATCCTTGCCGGACTTCGTGACCTTAGCTTCGGGCGTGTGAACCAGACGCCCCTGAATTGCGATAGAGTTGAGCATTGTTTAGCCCTCCTTCGGCTGTTTCTGAGCACAGTCCCAACACAGGACGCGCCCAAATCGTTTCTTTGTGCTTCTTGCAGTTTCCAGCGGTGATACGGTGCGGTTGTTGTACTGAATAGGCTGCAACTGCTTTCCGCAGCAAGCGCATGGGGAAATGGTTTCCGCTTCCGTTTGCTTCTGCGCAGGCTTGTTTGCCCTGCTTGTGGTCTGCTTCTGGTACTCGTCCGTGTCAGCGTCCTTCGTATCGTCAATGCAGAACAAACCGTTCAGAGCGTACTTTCTAGCGTAGCTGCTTGCAGTGCCGGTAAGTTGGGAATCTGACATACCAGATTGCTGCTTTGGCTCTCTGGCGTATGCCGTGTTAGATATTTTGTCTCCGGTCTCCGAATCGTAGATGGTTGCAGTCGCTTTGATATAGTGGTACTCTCCACTCTGTACAGGCTCGTCTTCAAGAACAAGACAGGCTCCGTATTTCGCAAGGAGGGGTTTTACTGCTTCCAGAATGTCTTCGCAACTGCGGTAATTGTACTTACCAAAAGAATTGCGCTGGCTTTTTGGGGCTTTCAGCTCGCCTTGAATTTTGGAAAGCTTCACAAGTGTTTCCATATTTCTCCTTCCATAAAGCATCTTTTGCTTTCTTAGCTTCTTCTATGGTTTTGAATCGGTATGTTTTGCCGCTAAAGTGGAATGAATATCTGCGTTTCAAACCTTTCGTTGAACGGTCTTCGTAGATTCCGTACTCGCCAGTTAAAGCGTTTCTGGACTGAACAGTATTTGCAACATTATCAGCTTGGGTTACGCAGCGAAGATTTTCAATCCTGTTGTCTGTTCTGATTCCATTGATATGATCGATCACTCCAATAGGCATTAGCCCATAATGAAGTGCGTACACAAGGCGGTGCGCTTTGTATTGTTTTCCTTTGATTTTCACAATCAAATAACCGTCTTTATCGTAGCTTCCTGCACTGTTTTTCCTGTCTTTTCTGTGTAATGTACCGCCAGAATCAACGTAAAACCATTTGCAAAGATACTCAACAAGTTCCTTATCGGTCATGGAATCGCCCTCCTTTCTTTGGCTTCATTAGGATTCATTGTTATTACTTTGGCTTAATACGGCTGTGCAAAATCAACCAGCCATCAGTTCTGCCAACTGTGCACGGAGGTCTTTCAACTCCGCTTCCCTGTCCTCGATTTCAGACTGCAAATCCTCAATCTCAGCCAGCCGGTCAGCTTCTTTGTCTTCTGCTTCCTGCTCACGGGTTAGGAAGTATACGCCGTCCTCCGGCTCGGTCACGCCACCGAATCTGTCAAGGTTAATCATCTTTTGGTCTCCCTCTCTTGCGTTCCTCTTTGATTTGCAGTGCACTGTGCCACTGGTCTTTGTCGATTTCGATGGTAGACCACCGGTGGTTACAGGTAAGGCACTTTTTGCGGCGAACAATACTGTCATTGTCAGGTCGGCTATCAACCGTTGTAATGTTGTCGCTACCGCACATCGGGCATTTCACTGTGCACCCCTCCACTCGTTCGTGTGGTGAGGAATACGTTTTACTTTGCGATTTTCCTGCTCAATACGTTCATTTTCAGAGCTGACCCCAATGGCACACAAGACGAGTGCTGCGGCGAGGAAGCTGCACGAAAGGAAAACGTACCCAAACATTGCTATCACGCTTTGGCTTTTCTGGATTGCATCGCCGCATCCTACCGAAAAGATTGCTAACGCAATTCCAAGCGTGCAAAGAACATTAGCTTTCAGGCTTTTCACTCTTATTACCTCCAAAACTCAGTATCCATGCCGTAGCCATTGCCACAGATACCGTGATGATTCCACGGGCAGCTGATGCGCCTATCAGAATACCGATGTGATGCACCATCCAGAAGTTCAGCAGAAATACCGCCAAAACCACCGCCAGCGCTATGCCCCACATCAAGGCAACTTCAATAAATGCTTTCATCTTGTCTCCTTTCATTTTTGCCATTGCGAATCGTCGCTATACCATGCTTTGCCATTGCTCTTCGATAAACTGCTTTGCTTTTGCTTTTCTGCTCCTAGCTACTCAATGCCTTAGCCTATCGTTTCTATTCTTTGCCGTTGCCTTACATTGCCTTCCCTGCATTGCCTTTGCTTATCAAAGCTACGCCTTGCATCCATAGCCATTGCTTTTCCAAGCTTTTCCTTGCCATTCCATTGCTCGTCTGAGCCTTGCTCCGCCATGCCTTTGCAAGTCTCGTCAAATCAGCGCATCGCCTTTGCTAATCCTATCGCGGCGTTGCCTTGCCATAGCGGTTAATTGAGGATTTCGTAAGCAAAGCGCCCTTTAGAACTGTTGCGCCACTGGCCGATACCACGCAGAGCACCGTAGTCCAGCCACTCACGCACGACCTTCTCGTGAGAATCGTCCAGAAGAACGATTTCAAACTCGCAGGTCGAACCAGCGGGAATCTGCTCGCTGTTGGCAAGACTGACGCGCTCGCCCTGCGCGGTCTGTGCGCGAAGCGGGCGCTGGCACTCGGTAATCTCGCCGTTCACATGAATGGGAATCATGCGGGGCTGAATGAAAATCAGACCATCAATGACCTTCTTGTAGGCTGTCAGCTTGCCGGATTCGTTGACAGCTTTCTTTTTGCCAGTCTCGGTCTTTCCGCCGATACGCCCCAGCATACCGCAAGAATCCTTGAAGAAGCCCTTGATCTGATAGTCATACAGGATGGGTTCGCCGTTCTCGTTGCGAGGGAACACGGTCATGCCCTTGTCTGCCACAGCATCAGCGCCCAGAGCGGCAACTTCGTCCTCGATAGTATTTGCGTCAGGTGACTTGCTTGCGATGAACTCTCGCGCGATATTCTGGTTGCTAGGCCAAGTGCCGAGAACCGCTTCGGTGAATGTGATTCTGACTTTGATTTTTTTCATTTTTGCTCACTCTTTCTTTCTCGATATGTTCCAGCCGCTCTTTCTCCCGGCTGTGCCATCGGATTTCCCGCTGACCGTAGTATTTACCGTTCATCAGGAGCCTTCACCTTTCCTTGTGCAAGTAAAGTACTGTAATGGCTGTAGCTCATGCCGTATCGTTTTGCGGCATCGTTCATCTGGCGCACGGTATACTTTGGAGGCTCGTGCTTTTGAGGTCTCGCACGTTCTGGCTCCTGCACATCCCAAGTGATTTTGAACTCGCCAGATGCTTTTAGCGCATTCAGCTCTTTTTGCTTTTTGGCTTTGTACTTTTTGGTCAAAGCCTTGTTTGCATCTGCTGCGCATTCAGGGTGATACTTCTGAGACCAGAACTTCCGAACCATTGGCTTCTTGCACCAAGCGCATAAAGCCGGTTCCGGCTCAGCCTTGATTCCTTTCTTTATAAGGGCCTGCCGTTCTCTGCGAACAATGATTTTACATTCTTCGCAATACTTTTTGCATGGGTTTACAAGGCCAAGAAAGACACCGCAGCGCTCACAATACTTTTCTTCCAATGCGACCACTCTCTTTCAGTCTGGTTTCCCGATTGTGACGCTCAAAGCACTGGTTGATTGATTTCTCCATCCACAGCACCTTGTTGGCATCGTTTCTTGATACGCCAGCTGCCATTGCCAGCTTTAGCCTGCGCTTCCGGCTTTGCGCTTTACGAAATTTCATCACCAGCACTCACCAGCCTTTCTGATGATGAACGAAGGCACGTATTTGCCGATAGCCCGGCACAGGCAGACACACCTGGCAATCCAAATCTCCCATTTGTCATTAGAAAGCATACAAAATCCCATTTTACGTTCAGAGACAAGATTCTTTGATAAGAAAACCGAAATGGAAGTAGTATGATCGGTTTTCGTTTTGGCGCTAAATACAATGTCGTACCCATCCAAACAAAGCCGCGCCATAATCTGTAGCGCAAGGCGCTTTGCTTCGGCAATCTCCGCTTCCGTCCATTTAAGCTCGTCCGATTTGTAAGCCTTGACAGCTTCGTCAATTGCATGGTGCGCTTCTTCCGGGTATTCAAGGTCAACCTTTAAGGTGATAATCTGTTCCATGTTCAGCCCTCCCATCCTCCGAAATCTTGCTGTTCTGCAACAGCACTGGTCTCGATTCTCGGCGTGATGCCCAGCTTCTTGAGCTGCTCATGGATGAGCTTTTCACCCTCGACCGTCCAAACCGTCGTGTTCGGGATATAAGTCTTTCCGTTGGAGCGCTGAATGGCTTTGCCTTTTCGATTCTTGGTGTAGCCCTTGCCCTGATAGGGTTTGTACAGTACCCACTGACCGTCGCTGTCTTTGTACTGGACTCGCTGGCTGTAAAGCAGCTTGTTCAGCTTTTCAGCAGTCAGACCGTAGTCCTTTGCAATGCTGGTGGCTGTCCGGCAGTTGTCCGCAATGCACACAATTCGAAAGATCGGAAGAGCG